ACATCAGTGATGTTGAGGCCGTTCATAACTTGGCGGGCTGGTTCCACGACTGCCCTCATGCCATTGACTAATCGTCGTGCGCCATTAATTAGGCGACCGAAGCCGCTAACTGTGCCATCCGAGTGATACTTCAACTGATTGAGAGAATCCTTAACTGCACCAAAAAAGCCTTTTTCCGCCATGATGTCAAGAAACCTTCCGACCATTTCGGCGAGCTTCTCAAACACTGGTAAAAGTTTGTAGCCAAGTGTTTCCCAAATCTCTGCGAAGCGTTGTCGAAGTATGTCCATACGCCCGGCGAAAGTTTCCGCATACGCTCCAGCTTGGCCCGAGAAGTTACGATTTAAATCGCCTAAAAGTGCGCCGAAGTCTTTTCCTTTGATCGCAGCTTCGGAAAACTTGATTCCCATTCTGGCGAGTGTTGTCGTGTTGCCGTTGTAAGCCTTGCTCAACCCGGTCACAATCGTGCCTAGATCCTTGCCAGTGCCTCGGGACACATCGATGGCAGTTGTAAGCGCAGTTTGAGCTGTGGCCGCGCTCATGCCTGCCTGTGCTAGGCGAGCGTAGGCAGCGCGTAGATCTGTGTCCGAGATGCCGGTCGCGAATTGCATCGCAGTGATCTGCTTCTCAATCGCTGCGATCTGCTCATTCGTTGCGCCAGTCGTGTTCTGTAGCGACTTCGCCAGTTTGACCTGTGAAGCTTGATCTGCTGCAGCTGCTTTCGCTGCGTCAAAAGCTGCCGCCGATGCTGCACCAATAGCAGCCGCCGCCGGGAGAAAAGCCTTCTTCATGATAAAAGCGGTTTTAGCTGCGCCGCCTTCTAGCTGCTTGAACTGGGCGATCGCCGACTTAATGCCTTTAGGCGAAAACTCGCTAACGATAGGGATCTTGATAGCCATTACTTAGTCCCCCCCAGCCATGACGCATTAACAGCGAGAAGTCTGTTCGCTTCATTTTCGGCGCGTCGAATAATTGGCAGACAGTTGCGGGTGACTTCGTTCAGTGTTTCTTCAGCTGCGGGCCACATCGCTCGGGATGCTGGCCGATAGCGGCTGTTCATTCTGTCGATTAGGCGATCGCCTGCAGTGTCACCGGATGCTCCACTTTTGCGCCCTGCCATGTCAAAGATCGCAAGGCCACGCCCGGAAGCTATGACTCGAATTGTGCCGACAGATTCCCACTGAACCCCTTTAGAGATGTTGCGGGCTCGAGCTTTGCGGGTGTCCACTTTCAGCTTGATTCGTTTTTCTTCTTTGCCATCTTCCCAAAGTGGGCGGCCTTTCCAGTTGTTAGCCATGCCCGACAATGGTGGTCGGCTGGGCACATTCGCTTGAGCTGCTTCGATCGTCGGCATCACGGCCCGCTTGAAGTCTTTTGTGAACTGCTTTCTGAGCGTGGTGTCAAACTTGCCTAACACACGCAAAGTTTCTTTCAGGCCTTCAACCCTGACCGGGGTGACATCAGCTACGGCGCGCATTGTTTTGTTCTTCTAAGACAGCGGCAACAGTGTTCAGTTCAACGAGATCAAACTCGACCGAAGGCGGCCAGTACCCGGTAGCCACAAGCACCTGCGCTAGGAGATAACCGAGCTGCCCGCGTCGGTAGGGTTTGCGTTATCACCCTCCAAAACTTCAGGCATGTCAGCTAGTTGCTCGATGAATAGGTCAAGGGTGGAAGGCACAACGATGCCCGCTTGCCGGGTGGCTTCATACGCAAAGAAACAAAGATCTTCAGCGCCGATCGCTTCGCCGATCGTTGAGATCTTCCGCTTCATTAAGCGCTCCCACTTTACGATCGTGGCGACATTCGTGACCACTTCGCGGCTTTCGCCGCCGATAGTGCGATAGGCAAGGGTGAGTTTCATAGGGTTGTCCTTTCGTCGGGCAAGGCTCCGCCCCGGGAGGCTTGCGTTGTTTTACTCTCAGCCTGAGGCTGAGGGATCATGAAGTCGCTTTAGCGAGTGTGCCGCCTCGGAAGGTCAGCTGAATTGTGCTGAGCTCTCCAAGGTTCGCAGCGATAGGTGTGTGAGTTTCGAGGTATGCGCCTGTGAGCGTGTAGCTGGGGTTTGTAGCTGATACAGCGCCGGATGATGGCTTGAGCACAAGTGTGGTCGTAGTGCCTACGAGACTGTAGATCGTGGTTTCTGTTTCGGTCGCCGCATAGGACTGATACAGCGTGACGGTCACTTCATTGTTCTGCAGACCGCTGGTGTACTTGCGGGCCGTGTCACCGAAGGCCGTTGATTCAAGTGCTTCAGCTGTGTAGGTAACAGTCGCGCTCGAGCACTGATCTGAAAGATCTACCGAGTTGATCGTCACGCTGGGGTTCGATAGGTAGGTTGAAGTAGGCATGTCCTTGGCTCCTTATTTCTCGGATGTTTTCTTCTTGGCAGTTTCCTCAGTGAGGTGGCCGCCTTCGATTAGTGCCGGGACATTTACCCCATCAAGCTCAGCGGCTTCAGCATCAAACACATCGCCGATCTTGCCGAGTCTTTCACTCGCAACTATTAACGCCATGTTTTCCTCCTAGCTTGTCTGAGCTTGTATTGAGATGTTGATTGAATACGAAGGGTATTCTACCCCGCCGATCATGGTGTTGCTTGGATTCCCATCAGTGACAGCGACTTGCTTGTTGAGTAGCGCGGCTGCGATCTCGAGCGCTGGGCGAAGCGCGTCAAGGTTGCTCGGGCCCATTGTCAAAATTATGCAGGGAAACACCATTTTGGCGATGTTGTAGTTGAAAGCCTCAAAGCTGGGTGCGTCGAGAAATACACAAGGCGGCTGAAGGTTCCTAGGATCGGTCACTACTCGAAGCCCCGAGATCTCAGCCAGCTTCGCGGCAAGGTTGTCTAGCGTGACATTGAACAGATCTGTGTAAGCCATTTAAGCGATCGCAGGCCGTGAGATTCCGAGCAGCTGCTTGATGATCGGGCTCAGCCCGGTAGGTACAGCTGTGGACATGTCCGAGAAACTAGCGAACTCATTGATGCTTGAGCGCTGCCTAAACAATGCGCCGCCGTACATGATTGTGCCTAGCGTGACATCCCCGGAAGGGCTCGTGGTGAGACTATCCACATAGCCGGACTCTTGCCTTCTACGCCAGCAGAAAGCGTTAGCTGCTGAAGCACACTGATCTAGGAAAGCATCATCAGCGACCGACACGCTAGTAAAGCCAAGCCATGCTTGAATCTGATCGCCTGTGATCCATGTGCAAGTCTGCGTGTAGGTGATTGTGCCTACCGGTATGGCTGCGCTACGAATTAGATCGTCGCCAGCGTCGTAAAACAGAACCTGATTAAGGATTGGCACGTCAAAGTTATAAAGCAAGTCGCCTTCGGAATCTGTGCCAATGTATTCGTACTGCGGTAATGCTCGAACCGTGTGTGTGCCGTTGAGCCCATGCCCTAATCCTGTCAGCGTGAACGACTGCCCTACTTCTAGGTCAATGTCCTGTAATAGTTCCACGACGGCATAGTCGTCTATGCGTGTGTGGAATGTGACGCTGGTTGTTTGTGTAGCCATGAGCCGAACCTCGGCCCTTTCGCTATGCCTGTGTGATCTTGCGGATCATTCCTGAGATCGCTGCGAAGGTCGAAGCATAGAGATGGAAGCTCATGGTTCTGCCGAGCACAGCAGGAACTTCGACGGACATGAGGCCCCTGATGGATTCGTAGTACTCGTATGCGTCGCCTGCGCCTTGGCCGACTCGGGTGATGATCATGGTCTTGGCTGCGAAGTTGGAATCAACTACGAGCTCGAGGCCGAGTGGGTTGCCGTTCCAAGAAACTGCGTTCTGTGATCCGAGCGCGTTTTGACCGCTGAGGCCGTTAGCGATGAATGGGAACACTGGACGGCCTGTGCTGTCTGCGAGCTGGCCGAGTTGTGCCCACACATCAACGCTCACGAACATGTGCGTCGGCATCCAGTTGCGGCCGCTTGAGATGTCGTTAGCTGCGTCATAAACAGACTTGAGAAGGTCGGCGAGCGTTCCATCCCATACGCCTGAAGCGTTCGCTGCTGTGAGCAAGTTGTCGGCTGCAAGGTTGTCTGATGCGATCATTGCTTCGCCCATTAAGTCACTGAGGATAAGCTGCATCGCTGCAGGCGAAGTGAAGTCAATGTCCTGCTGTGACAGCGTTACCTGTCCCGCGAGAGTGGTCTTGCTTATTGAGTTCGACGCGATCACCATCGTGCGAGCTGTTACTGCACTGAGTTCAGTTGATTGCGTTCCTACATCGGTGTGCGTGGTAATGGTCGGGCGAATAAAGGTCTTTGATGCTCCGCCATCCGGATAAGCGCGAGCGCCTACAGCATTAACACAAGGCCTCAAAAAATTAAGATCCTGCACCAATGGGCCAAGCACCGGCACTGGGAGGAGGCCTAAAGTGTCAGTCGTAAGCACATCGCCAGCTGCCGCTTGAAAAGCTGTGCGCTGTGACTTTGCGTGATCTGCGACTGCTGCGTTGATGTTCGCGAAAGTGTCGCCGCCTGTGTGGTATGCGGCCATGTATTCGCCCGCTGATGGCAGCTTGAACTCGCGCTTAGGTTGCGCAAATACGGTAGGAACGATCTGCTCCGGGCCTGCTGCTGTGATCTCGATTTCTTCGTTCATTGTTTCCTCCTCGACGGATTCGGCTGATTCGATTGATTCGTCGGGAGCTGTTTCGGGTTCGCCTTGTGAAGCGAGCACTGAAGTGATACTAGCACCGGCGAAGGCGGGAATCGGGACAAGGCTGAGCTCCTGCCATGTGGCTGCTTTGATCACGAGTGTGCCGTTGTCGTCGCGATAGAAGTCTGTCGCGTTGATGCCCACACTGACCGAATCAAGCACCCCTGCAGCGGCCAATGTGAGGGCTTCGTCGCCTGCTGGTGTTTCAACGATTGAAGCGCTGAACAGCATCCCTTCAGATGTTTCGGTTCTTTCGGTCACTAACCCGATCGGCTGTGTCGCGTCGTGGTACATGAACAGTTTCGGGGCTTTGCCATCGGTCGGCAACGATCCCGCTAGCAGTTTGATCTCAGTGCCATCGCTGACGATTGCGGGCGTGTTGTAGGGCACTGCGATGCCTGAGATCTGTCGGCGTGGTGTGTCACCGGCTGCAGCTGTGTATTCGACTGCGAACCCTTGCGAAAGTTTGAGCTCCATTTAGGCCATCTCCTCTTGTGTGTTTTCTTCCATTGGTGCGCCGGGAGCGTTGTCGGGCATTTGTTCTTGTTCGCCTGTTTCGGCGATCTCTTCAGCTTCAACCATTCCAGCGAGATACTCGTCGATGTCAAACTTGACATAAGTGCCGCGCGGGAGCACATTGTTCATCGAGAGAGTTTGTGCGACGCAGTCCATGTATAGGCGAGCGCCGAAGATGTACAGATCTTCTCGAGCGCTTCGAGCGTTTTGGTACGAATACGAGCCGATGTTCACCCCGGCTAAATAAGGCGGGATGTTGCCCAGTCTGCACATCTCGAGGGCTTGATAGTTCGCTGATTCGATCATAAGCATGTTGTCGGGTAGCGCTTTCGTTTCCATGTACTCGATGAACTCGTTGAGCGCTGCTGTTTGATTGTCGCGTCGTGCAGCGTTGAAAGCTTGAGCAAGATCGGCGAGCTCTTGAGCTGATAAGGGTTCGCCGC